GTGTGGGATGGAAAGATAAAACTATTCAATCGTGTGAACGGTGAGCTCAATGCAGGCCTTTACGTTTATATGATAAAGTTTGCCGCTGAACGTGGATATGAGGTTGATACAGAAGAGACGGATTATGGTCTTCCTATTCCTACAGAGAAGTTAGATACTCTACTGTTCAATTCATTTTTGGAATCATGTCAGCTTCCATTCATGCCACGGGAGTATCAATACGATGCAGTAGTCACAGCGCTAACTCGTAGTAGGGGAATCCTACTATCTCCCACAGGATCTGGTAAATCATTTATTGCATACTTGCTTATAAAATACTACATGAGTATGATAGATGAGCACAAGCAGATTCTGATCATTGTCCCTACAACATCCCTCGTCGAACAGATGGTATCTGATTTTGAAGACTATGGAATGATGACAGATGATGCTGTTCATAAAATTTATTCAGGGAAAGATAAGAATACAACTAAACGCGTCATTGTATCAACATGGCAATCGATATACAAATTCCCTCCTGCATGGTTTAAGAAATTTGGAATGGTTATTGGTGATGAGTGTCATGGATTCAAATCTAAGTCATTATCATCTATTATGAACAAGGCTACTGAAGCAAAGTATCGGTACGGTCTTACAGGAACGCTCGATGGTACTCAGACTCATAAGTTAGTGCTAGAGGGGCTATTTGGGCCTGTATATCAAGTGACAAAGACCGTAGAATTGCAAAATGACGGAACTTTAGCACCCCTAGATATAGATGTATTAGTTTTAAAGTATAGTGAAGAAACGCGGAAGGCTTGGGATGCAAAAACTTACCAAGAGGAAATTGACTGGATTGTGCGAAATGATTGTCGTAACCGGTTTATTCGCAATCTGGCTGTGGGCACTAATGGCAACACTCTCGTCTTATTTCAACGTGTGGATGCTCATGGAAAGCCTCTCTTTGACTTGATAAATAGTAAGGTCGAAGAGGGAAGAAAAGTATTCTTTGTATCTGGTGAAGTAGCTACTAGTGACAGGGAAGCAATTCGTAAGATAGTGGAGAAGCAAAAAGATGCTATCATTGTCGCTAGTCTTGGTACTTTTAGTACTGGTATCAACATACGCAACTTGCATAATATTATATTTGCAAGTCCCTCAAAATCACAGATCAAAGTACTACAATCGATTGGGCGTGGCCTACGGCAATCGGATAATGGACAGACTACTAGACTCTATGACATTGCCGACGACTTACATTGGCACAAAAGAAAGAACTACACACTCATACATTCAGCAGAACGAGTAAAGATATACAGTAAAGAACAATTCAATTATCAGCTCCACGAGGTGCCCATTGACTAATATAAGACAAATGAAATTGGTAAGCGGTGAAGAAGTAATAGCTGAAATCATTCAGTATTCCGACGAAGAGAATGCGGCGATGATCGTTCGCGCGGTTCTAAAAGTAATAGCATCCGAACGTGCAGACGGTTTTCGATACTATGCTTTGAGACCATGGATGATTTACGCAGAAGATATGAACGAGCTGTTAACAATCAATTCTGATCAAGTTGTAGGGGAGATGTTTCCTTCAACTGAGATTATGAAGCAATATGTTATGACTGTTCAAGAATATGTTAAAAATAGTGAAAAGAAAGCTGAAGCTGAAAAGGAAATGACAGAAGAGGTTCAAGATTGGTCTCAGAAACTGTTAGATGACATAGCTTCAGATTCGGATGGGACAGTGGTTAGATTATTTCCATCAGGCAATAAGACGATGCACTGATGGAAGATTGTGATGCATGGCATAAATATCCACACCACCACAATTGGTTTAACAAACTTTGGTTAGCCGAAAGTTTAGGGTATAGGTGCGGTCCGGCTGGAACTGATATACCTCAAGATGGCTTGTATGTTATTCGTCCCATATATAACTTAGGAGGAATGGGAGTTGGCGCTTATGTCTTAAAAATGAAGAAAGGCGACTTCACAACAGTTCAACCTGGATACTTTTGGCAAGAACATTTCTATGGACCTCACTATTCTACAGACTATAAGTGGAAATGGGATCGAGATAAAATACATGGAAAGTGGGAACCTATAAGTTCTTGGGAAGGAACAAACTTTCCAATTAACCTCTCAAAGTTTACTGAATGGAAAAGAGTATCAGTATTTCCTAAACTACCAAAGCAACTAGATCAATTGCGTGATGTAGGTACTATCAATGTTGAAAGTATTGAAACAATTGATTCAAAAGGGAACACATATTCGAATGTAATTGAAGTGCATCTTAGATCAAACCCCGATCCGCAATATGATCATCTAGTGCCAGTATGGAAGTCGACCCATGCAGACTTCATAGCTCATTACAAAATGCAAGGCTACAAATTTGTTGAGGCGTATGATGATTCGAATAAATGTCTTGATGATCCCCGCTTGGGGTTCTTAGTAAAATAAGGGTATACTACCCACTGCAAAGGCGGCTTCTTTATTATACGGGGGTTGTCAAATAAGTCAACAGAAAAAAAGCGGTTGCCCTAATCTTTTTTCTGATGTATTATAATTATATGAAATGAGGATTATATTATGGCAAAACGCGCGAGCATTCATTATGTTAATAACGCTGACTTCTCTACAGCTGTTGTAGAGTATGTAACTGTTGTTCGTGAAGCAAAGGCAAATGAAGAGAAACTACCTATAGTTCCTGATTACATTGCTCAATGCTTCTTACGGATTGCAGAGGGTCTTTCACACAAGTCTAACTTTGTCCGGTACACATATCGTGAAGAAATGGTGATGGATGCTGTTGAGAATTGTCTGAAGGCCATTGAAAACTATAATCTCGAAGCTGCAACTAGATCTGGTAGACCTAATGCATTTGCATACTTCACACAGATTAGTTGGTATGCGTTTCTTCGTAGAATTGCTAAAGAGAAGAAACAACAAGATATTAAGATCAAGTATTTAGCTCAATCAGGCCTTGATGAATTTATAACATCCAGCAGTGAGGCTGGTGCACAGAATGTTGCACAGGCATTTGTCGATACCCTAAAGGACCGTATTGATAAGATCAAAGACGTTGATACATCAGTCAAGACCTTTGCTAAGATTGAGAGAAAGAAGCGAAAGGTGAATGTAGATTCAGACTTGTCTAAGTTTATGGAGGAGTGAAGATGAGTACAGTATTAATTACCGGAGCCGAAGGAATGATTGGCTCCAGACTATCCGAACATCTATTTGAACATGGATACAATATTGTTGAGTTCGAAGGAGATGTAACAGACCCAATGGCTTGGAAGCCATATCAAGATGATGACTATAACTTTGTGATCCACTTAGCAGCTCTTGCTGGTGTTCGTGATTCATTTGATAAACCTGACTTGTACTATCACAACAATGTAGAAGGTACATATCAAGCGTTGGAATTTGCTGAGGAAGTAGATGCCAAAGTTTTATACGCGTCTAGTTCTAATGCGTGGGAGTGGTGGGGAAATCCATATGCTACCACTAAGAAGATGAATGAAGTGCAGGCTCAGGGCCGAGAAGCTATTGGTATGAGGTTTCATACTATCTGGCCTGGCCGCGACGACATGTTGTTTAGAATGCTTGAAAGAGGCGATGTAGAGTATATCAATGTTCATCACACTCGAGACTTTCTTCATGTGGATGATTTAGTAGATGGTATTCGTAGAACAATGGAGAACTTCGATGACGTTCTCACACAACATCCAGTTGTAGATTATGGAACAGGGCACTCAACTTCTGTAGAAGCTGTTGCCAAAGTGATGGGTTTTGAGGGACAATATAGAGATAATAATCCTCCAGGAGAACGTGTGCATACTAAAGCAGACATCGAATGGTTATTGAAACTCGGTTGGACCCCACAAAGGAATATATTAGATGTTAGTTGCCATCCTAAATGACACTCACTGTGGTACTCGCAATAGCAGCGACATATTTATCGATAACGCAGAGAAATTTTATGGCGATGTATTTTTTCCTTATTGCATGGAACATGATATTAAGCATGTGCTGCATCTTGGTGATTACTACGATAACAGGAAATTTATTAACTTCCGCGCTCTTAACAGGAACCGTCATCACTTTCTTAAACCGTTAAGAGACAACGGAATGACTATGGATATTATCCGTGGTAATCACGACACGTATTATAAGAACACAGGTGAGTTGAATTCACTAAAAGAGTTGCTAGGTCATTACATGAACGAAGTAACTATTATTCAAGAACCTACAGTTATGGAATATGGGTCTCTTAAAGTAGGCCTGGTCCCATGGATCGACGCTGAGAATGAGGAGCGATCCTTAAACTTCTTAGCCAATGCCAAATGTGATTGGATCGGCGGTCATTTTGATATCGTGGGATATGAAATGCTCAAAGGCATCAAGTGCGAGCATGGTCTAGATCCGCAAGTGTTCAAACGGTTTGAGCAAGTTTTATCTGGACACTTTCATACAAAATCAAGTCAAGGGAACATAACATACCTTGGTTCACAAATGGAGTTTTTCTGGAATGACGCGCACGACGATAAGTTCTTTCACATCCTGGATACGGAGACACGAGAGCTCACTGCTATCCGCAACCCTCATACTCTGCACCATCGGATCTATTATAACGATGTGGAAACTGATTACCTTCAGTATCCACTTGATGCAATAGATGGCAAGTTTGTAAAGGTAGTGGTAATCAATAAGTCTGATCAATTTGTCTTTGATAGGTTCATTGATCGTATTCAGAATCGTGAGATTCTAGAGTTGAAGATTGCTGAGAACTTTAGTGAGTTCTTGGGAAATAATGTCGATGATCAAGAAATATCTGTTGAAGATACATCTGTTTTGCTGGATAGTTATGTAGACGCTGTTGAGACAGATCTCGATAAGAATCGAATCAAACAACAGATGAATGAGTTGATGACAGAGGCCCAAGCCCTAGAGATAGCATGATTACATTTAAAACTTTACGGTGGAAGAACTTTCTTTCAACAGGAAATTCCTGGTCGACTGTTGACTTTTGTAAGTCAAAGACTACATTAGTAGTAGGCCAGAATGGTGCTGGTAAGTCAACAATGCTCGATGCACTGAGCTTTGCATTGTTTGGCAAAGCGCATCGTAACATTGGTAAGAACCAACTGGTTAACTCCATCAACAATAAAGGAACAGTAGTAGAAGTTACGTTTAACGTGCACGGCTCTGAGTTTAAGATTATCCGTGGCATTAAACCTAACTCCTTTGAGATTTGGCAGGGGGATACAATGATTAATCAATCATCCCATGCCAAAGAGTACCAGAAGATCCTCGAGCAGAACATCTTGAAGCTCAATCATAAGAGCTTTCATCAGATTGTAGTACTGGGATCTTCCTCCTTCATTCCCTTCATGCAGCTCTCAGCAACGCATCGAAGAGATGTTATCGAGGATCTTCTGGACATTAACGTCTTCTCCAAAATGAATTCTATTCTAAAGGAGAAGACGTCCCTATTAAAAGATGAGATCAAAGATGTTACACACCAGAGCGAAGTTAACAAAACGAAAGTCGATGCTCAGAAGAAGTACATCAAAGATGTCAAGGCTATCAATCAAGAAGCCAAAGAAGAGAAGTTCAAACTCATCGACGATTATCGAGATGAGATTAAAACTCTTAATGAGCAAAACGGATACTTATCTTCCTACGTGGAAGAACGCTTATTACCACTCACAAGCACTAAGCAAGAGACGCAAGCAAAGATCCAAGAGCTCACTACGTTCAGGGCGAGGTTCAAGGCCGATATCAAGAAACTGGTTTCGGAAGTCAAGTTCTTCGAGGAAAATGATACCTGCCCCGTCTGCACGCAGCCAATCACTGAGGAGACGAAAGGGTCCCATATCCTGGAAGGTAAAGAACGAGCTAAAGAACTTGGTGATGCCTTATCGACTGCTGACACTTCTTTGGAGAGACGACAAGCAGTTCTACTAGAGACAGAAGCAGAGTTGTCGGAGGTGCAGAAGTCTCAGAGTGCAATGCACGCCAACAACTCTAACATCCAAACCTTTCAGAACGCTATTGATCGAACTCAAAGTGAGATTGACAATATAGGTAAGGGCGCAGATATTGATGCTGCGAATACTGACCTTAATCTCCTTATAGAATCCGGCGATCAGCTAGTAGAAGATCGGTTAATCCTAAACGAGCAGTATAATTACAATCTTGTGCTATCACATATGCTGAAGGATACAGGAATCAAAACCAAGATCATTAAGCAGTACTTGCCGGTGATTAATCAACTGTGTAATCAGTTCTTGCAGATCTTAGACTTCTTTGTATCCTTTAACTTGGATGAATCATTCCAAGAGACAATCAGATCACGTCATCGTGATAACTTCTCATATGATTCATTCTCTGAGGGTGAGAAGCAACGTATTGATCTGGCGTTGCTTTTCACCTGGAGACAGATTGCCAAGATGAAGAACAGCGTTGCGACAAACTTGTTAGTGTTGGATGAAACATTTGACTCATCTTTGGATCACGATGGTGTTGACAATTTAATGAAGATCATCTATACTCTTGGAGATGATACAAATGTGTTTGTTATATCTCATAAAGGTGAGGTGTTAGATGGTAAGTTTGCCAACAAACTAGAATTTGTGAAAGAGAAGAACTTTAGTAAACTTAAAGGAATAGATAATGGAACTCAGTGAGAATACCTTAACAGTTCTGAAGAATTTTGCTTCTATCAATGCTAATATTGTAATGAAAGAAGGTAATGTTCTGAAGACGGTATCCGAGGCCAAGAACTTGTTAGCTAGTGCTTCAATCTTAGAAGATATCCCTAAGGAAATTGGAGTATATGATCTAAACGAGTTTCTCGGAGTACTTGGTCTTGTTGACGCGCCTCGAGTAGATTGGAAAGATACACATGCTGTAATATCTGATTCATCAGGTCGTAGTAAGATTAAGTACTATTATTCAGATGTAGATATGTTAACATCTCCATCTAAGGATATTGTTATGCCAAGTGTAGACGTCAAGTTTGTCTTGGATAATGATGTCCTAAATAAGATCAAGAGAGCAGCAAGTGCTCTTCGTTTAGAAGAACTTGCTATCTCTGGTAAAAATGGCATCATTACTCTATCAGTTGTTGATAGTGATAATGCTACTTCAAATACTTTCTCTATCGATGTTGATGGAGATTTTGAAGAAGAAACCTTTAACTTCATACTGAACATCTCTAACCTAAAGATGTTACCTGGTAACTATGATGTAGAGATTTCACAGAAACTTATTTCACATTTTACTAATATTGAGAACAAAGCTCAGTATTGGATTGCATTAGAAAAGACATCAACATACGGAGAGTAATATGTCAGATACAACAGATCAAATGTTTGAAATCGCCAACCGTGCCGCACGAAGCATGGTTGCAGTCATTGATACAATGACACAACGAGGTGCGTTTAAAGGCGAGGAGTTATCAACTATTGGTAACCTACGAGACCAGTGTATCCAAATCATTCAACTAGCAGAGACTAATGAGCAAGAAAAGGCAACTGCCGATACTGAAGAAACCTAGTTGACTATCTATCCTTAATGTATTATATTATGAACTCTGTGAATAAGGATATCAAATGTCAAAAGACTTTCTCTGGGTTGAGAAGTATCGACCTACTTCAATAGCTGATTGTATTCTGCCAGCTAGTATGACAGAAGTATTTCAAGAAATGGTAAAGACCGGTGAGCTACACAATATGTTGCTTACCGGTACTGCCGGTCTGGGTAAGACTACTGTCGCTAAAGCTCTGTGTAAAGAGCTTGACTTAGACTATATTATTATCAATGGATCAGAAGAAGGTAACATTGATACTCTACGAGGCAAGATTAAACAGTTTGCCTCATCTGTATCTCTTTCTGGGGGATACAAAGTTGTTATCTTAGATGAGGCTGACTATCTAAATCCTCAATCTACTCAACCTGCTCTTCGTGGATTTATTGAAGAGTTTGCTAACAACTGCCGTTTCATTCTCACTTGTAACTTTAAGAATCGTATTATCGAGCCATTACACTCTCGTTGTGGAGTGTATGAGTTCAATACGACTAAGAAAGATATGGCAGGCCTTGCCGCAAAGTTTATGAAACGAATGCAATATATACTAGATACAGAGTCTGTTTCATATAATGATAAGGCATTAGCTGAATTAATTATGAAACATGCTCCTGATTGGAGGAGGGTTATAAATGAATGTCAACGTTTTGGTGTGGGCGGCATGCTGTCTTCTGGTAGTGATGTGGGTGTGGGTAGCTCGTACCCCACCCTTTTAGGATATATAAAGGATAAAGACTTTAAGAAAATGCGTCGATGGGTTGTCGACAATAGTGACGTTGACCCATCTGCTGTGTTTAGAGGTATATATGATATTATGACTGATCATATTAAACCTCAAAGTATCCCTCAACTTGTATTAATCTTAGCTGATTATCAATACAAGAATGCTTTTGTAGCTGATCATGAGCTAAATACTGTAGCTTGTATGACAGAGATGATGGCCCAGGTAGAGTTCCAATGAGACTTACTTTAGGGATAGTGGTACTATGGTTATTAATTTATGATGATGCAGCTTTGTTTAAAGTGCTACACGCATTCATAATAGGATTACTCGGATGACACTAATACTATACACACAACCAAGATGTCACTTCTGTGAGATCATGAAGCGCATGCTCAGTAAGATGGATGGTGCCGAAGACTTTCAATCAGTTGACATTACCAAAGATCCAGAGGCTAAAGCCTTTCTAAAAAGGAAAGGTCATAAGACTGTTCCTATGCTTTATTGGAGAGTGCCTGGTCATGACATATGGATTAATAAAGACATTGATACTAAAAAGCTAACAGGTGAGAACTTAGGTCAACGAATCAAAGAAGCCATAGCAGCAACTAAGAAAAATAACTGTCTAGTGTTCGATGTTGACGGAACTATTACTCCTAGTAGAGAAAAGATTGACCCTGCTTATGCAAAAGTTTTACGAGAGCTTTCTAGTAGAGTTGACATTTACTTTCTTACTGGATCAGACTTTGCTAAAACTAAAGAGCAATTAGGTGATCTTACCAAGCTAGCAAAAGGTTGTTATCAATGCTCGGGTAATGAATTGTGGGTAAATGATGAGCTAGTAAAGACTGTTCCTGAGTTTACTATGTCGACAGTAATGGTTAAATGGTGTAAGCAGCGACTTGAAGAAAGCAAGTTTCCATATAGAACCGGTAAAAAACATATTGACCTACGTCCTGGTATGATGAACTTCTCTATTATAGGCAGAGGTTGTACAAAGAAGAAACGTCAGGAATATATTAAATATGATGAACGCACTAATGAAAGAGAAATCTTAGCAAGAGAATTTAATTCAGTATTTCATTCGTACTCTGCTCAAATAGCTGGAGAAACAGGGATTGATGTTTGTGAAGCTGGAAGAGATAAAGGGCAGGTTTACAAACCTCTAGAAGAGGTGTATAATAGTATTATCTTCTTTGGTGATGATACTCAAGAAGGTGGTAACGATTATCCCTTTGCTAAACAAATACAATCCTTTCCTCATAGATGCTTCCATGTATCTGGACCAGAAGAAACATTTGAAATGTTAGAAGGTATCAAAAGATTGTTTGGCAATACTTCTGATGAATGGCCTGGAATAGATAGTGGAGCTGAAGGACAGTTATGAGCCCGTTTGATTATTTAAATTCTATCAACCACAGTAAGAAAGATATCATGGTTGATGATATGACTGAGAAGTCATACAGTAGTTTTATGATCAATAGATCATTGAGCTACTTTCAAGACACTATCCATTTTGCCAATCTTATGAATCGCTACCACCACCTAGACAATAAGCTACAATATCACTTTCTTATAAATATCATACGTAAACGCAAGCGTTTTTCGAAATGGTTTAAAGTACAAACCGAAAGTGATATTGAAGTGGTAAAGAAATACTATGGCTACAGTAATGAGAAAGCTCGCCAAGCCCTGCCACTCCTGTCACCTGATCAGATAACGATAATAAGACAGAAGGTAGATCAAGGTGGAAGAAAGTAACATTGTTCAATGGAGTCCAACAGATATGTTGGAGATCACGCTAAATGAGCCAGATGATTTTTTAAAGGTTCGTGAGACTTTAACACGAATCGGAGTAGCATCTCGAAGAGAAAATAAGCTATTTCAAAGCTGCCATATATTGCATAAGCAAGGTAGATATTTCATAGTACATTTTAAAGAACTATTCCTATTAGATGGTAAGAAAGCCAATCTAGAAGATACAGATGTAATGCGTAGAAATACAATTGCAACTCTTCTAAGTGATTGGGGATTGATAGATATTGATGGATCGAGTAAGGAGCTAGAATGCGCTCCGCTCCGTCAAATTAAAATCATTCCTTTTAAAGAGAAGACGCAGTGGGAATTGTGTCCAAAATATAACATTGGGAACAGATAAGAATATCTATGTAACACCATGTGTTGGGATCTGTTCTATAGATCCTAAGATAGACAAATGTATAGCATGTGGTCGGACTAGAAACGAGATTGCGTCTTGGATTGGATATACACATGAAGAGCGCATGACTATTATGAAGAGATTGGGTTTTGCGTCCCGAAAGGGTGGACGCAGAACTTCCTCAAAGTAATAGGTAACTTAGTATAAATACCTTTGTGATGCGGATGATCCGGTCACACAATAATCTTGCTTGATCAAAAGGAGATAACAATGACAGGCGTACACACACTTTTCCCACGTTCATCTTTTGTGGGTTTCGATCACTTATTCAATGAGCTAGAATTCACAGCTAAACATTCGAATGATCACTATCCTCCCCATAATATTATTAAAGCTAATGAAACAGATTATCTGATTGAATTGGCTATTGCTGGGTTTACAAAAGATGAGATCACTGTAGAAGTTAAAGACAGAACCTTGACTGTTACAGGGGAGCATGTTTCTAAAGGTAGAGAGTTTATCCATCGTGGTATTTCGACGAAGAAATTTAAACGAACTTTTAGGCTGTCCGAACACGTACACGTAAACGGAGCAGATATTCAGGATGGCATCTTGGCAATTGAATTGCAATATGTTATTCCAGAAGAAATGCGTCCTCGTAAAATTGCAATTGGAAAATTTAACGAGGTCGAACATGACACAAGCAATACTAACAGCCCACAGCTACTCAACGAGGGCAGTTGAACTAATCATCGAAGTGCTGAAAAGCCTTTACAATGCACGGATAGAGCGGAAAGCAATTCGGGAAACCGAAAAAGCTCTAAGCAACCTATCTGATTATGACTTAGCAGACATTGGCATTAGCCGCGGCGATATCTATGAAATCGCTAGGTATAAATCATCTATTGAACACGTCAAAGTAAACAAAAATTTACAAGGATGGGTTTAATGACAACAGCAGTAATGTCTACTATATTCTCGCCCTTGTCGGGTTTGTGGTCTTCTATCGATCGTTTTACCCAAGTGGTGGGATATTCGAGAGCGGCAGCGGAACTCGCAAGACTTGGGTATCAAGAGGAAGCGAAAGCGTGCATGATGCAGGTTACAAAATTGCGTAACTAAATAACAAAGAGAGCCTAATCATGGGCTCTCTTTCACACACAACACACAAAGGAGACTTAAATGTCGAATCCATTCCAAATCCGCTATGACGTATTGAACATGGCAAAAGATATGCTTGATAAAGTATATGATAATCAGATTAACCTAGCAACCCAGATGATGGACATGCATAAGGAAAATGCTGATCAAATGAGGGAAGCGTATGAAAAGTATATTCCCAAAGCAATTACTCCAGAAGAAATCAAAGCGCAAGCTGAAAAATTATATGAGTTTGTTTCCGAAAAGAAATAATGTTTATTGACGAGTATGCAAAACGTAAACAGTGTCGGTGGTATGATGAAGATCGTATCCCCGACCTGTCTATTATTCAAGATGCCTTACAGCAGACATATGATGCTGTGGCTTCTAAACAAAACCTCATGCCATATAAGGTATATGTTATTGTTAATAGACCTGATATCAACAAACAGTTATACAATTGGTCGAAGGGTAGCACAGGTACGGTAACAGCTAATACTAACCTACTTAGTGCTCCATACCAGTTTATATACACCGCAAGGCTTGTTACAGACACAAGCGACAAGGTGCGCGCAGACATTAATGAGTCACAACATCTACAACCTCCTTGCGATCCCAGTTTGTATAAATCACAAGCAAACTTACCAGCTACGTGTATTGAAATAGGTATGCACGTGACACTTCTATCTAAGTTGTTGCTCGAGCAAGGCCTTGATGTTGCATATACCCGCTGCTTAGATTTTAGTAAAGTTGAAGATAACTTAGACTTCATTGAAGATGAACCATACTTTGCTATGTCAGCTGGATATACTGCTGATCGATATGAACTCTCAGATGAGACCAAACCACCTATTGGAAACGTGCATCAGATAATAGAATAGATACATTAGCAATATAAGTTGTAAAGAGCCTGTTGGCTCTTTCTTCGTTTTACAGTATAATAGCTTTGTGTAAGTTAGGAGGATTTATGGACTTTTACACTAGCGTTAACCGATATGGTAACAACATCCTTTATCGAGGATTCGAACGTGGCAAACGTGTCTCTAAGAAGATACCCTATATGCCCACACTATTTGTTCCAACGGACAAAGAGACTGGCTGGAATAATCTACAATACAATCCCGTACAACCCATTACTTTTGACACAATGCGAGAAGCTAGTGACTTCATAAAGAAGTATGATGGTGTTGATAACTTTCCGGTGTACGGAACTACTAACTATGTTAATCAGTTTGTTACTGATCGCTTTCCCAACGATATCAAGTTTGACAGAAGTAAGGTTAACGTAACATCACTCGACATCGAGGTCCACTCGGAAGATGGTTTCCCTTTCGTGGCTGATGCTGCTCATCCCGTTACTGCGATCACAATGAAGAATAACATTAGTGATACATATTACATCTGGGGGTTAAAGGATTACGATGAAGATAAGTGCAAAATCGAAGGAGTTGATTCGATCCAGTATGTCAAATGCAAGGACGAAGTCGAACTCTTATTATCTTGGTTGGGTTATTGGCAAGACCCTCGCTGGTGTCCGGACGTGGTTACTGGTTGGAATACTCGCCTATTTGATTTTCCTTATCTTATAAACCGAGTGAAGAACATCATTGGTGGAGACGTCTATAAGAAGTTCTCTCCATGGGGTGTTGTAGATCAACGTGACATTGTTATAGCTGGTCGTACTAACATTGCCTATGAGATGATGGGTATCCAACAGTTAGACTACTATGACCTATTCCGTAAGTTTGGATATGCATATGGCCAGCAAGAGTCATATAAGCTGGATCACATCGCGTTTGTAGTTCTTGGTGATAAGAAGTTATCATATGAAGAACATGGTAACCTGCAGAACCTATACAATGCAGATCACCAATTGTATATTGACTATAACATCAAAGATGTTCAGCTTATCCAACGACTGGAAGATAAGATGGGATTGATTACACTGGCAATGACGATGGCTTATCGTGGTGGTGTAAACTACTCTGAGACATTTGGTACAACATCGATCTGGGATTCTATCATCTATCGTTTGCTATACAAAGAACAAGTTGCTGTTCCTCCTAAAGTAGTTAAACGTAAAGAGAAGTATCCTGGAGCTTATGTTAAGGATCCTATAACTGGTAAACATGAATGGGTAGTATCGTTTGACCTGAACTCTCTTTATCCCAGTATTATTGTTCAGTATAACATGTCACCAGAAACTATTATTGAAAATGAACCTAGCGCTCAGTTAAAATCTACCTACAAGATGACTAAAGAAGAGTTAGAAGATTATCCAGAAGGTTGGAGACCCTTACCTGTAAATGTAGATAATCTTCTTGGCAATGCAAAAGTTAGTCCTTCAGCTGATTTGATAAATGTGTCTGAAGGTAGATCTGTTGCGGCTACTGGATTAAAGTTTAGGACTGATAAAGAAGGTATTATTCCCAGAATCATTAAGCAATATTATGACGAACGTCGATTAATTAAGAACCGTATGTTGGAAGCAACACAAGAGTATCAGTCAACGAAGACTAAGAAATTGGACGATGAGATTGTCACCCTTGAGAATAACCAGATGGCTATTAAGATCCTTATGAATAGTTTGTATGGTGCTCTAGGAAACAATTACTTTAGATATTACGATCGTCGGATTGCTGAAGCTATCACCACATCTGGTCAGCTGTCTATTCTGTGGGCAGAGCGAGCTCTCAACGTCGAGATGAATAAAGTATTGAAGACTGATAGTGTAGACTATATTATTGCTATTGATACTGATTCATTGTATATTAACATGAAGCCACTTATTGATCAGCTTAATCCAGAGAAGCCTGTCGACTTCCTTGACAAGATATGTAAGAATCACTTTGAGAAGATACTTGCAGAATCATATCACGATCTACATGGTAGAATGCATTCGAAGTATAACCGTATGGAAATGGCACGTGAGGTTATTGCTGATAAGGCTGTCTGGGTTGCAAAGAAGCGTTACTTCATGCAAGTTCATGATAACGAAGGTGTGCGATACAAAGAACCTAAACTCAAAGTTATGGGTGTTGAGGCTGTCAAGTCTTCTACTCCTCAGGTCTGTAGAGATAAGTTCAAACAAATCTTTGATATCATCCTAAACCAGGATGAGAGCGCTACCCAGACATTCATCAAAGACTTTAAACGAGACTTTAAAGCTCTTGATCCAGAGGAGGTATCTTTCCCTCGAGGTATTTCAGACATAGATAAATGGTATGATCGAAAGGACGTCTATAAGAAGGCCTGCCCAATTCATGTCCGCGGAGCTCTGTTGTATAATAATGAACTCAAGAAGAAGGGGTTGACCAACTACGAGACCGTTAAGAATGGAGAGAAGATTAAGTTCTGTTACTTGAAGTCGCCTAACCCTATCAAGGAGAATGTGATATCTTATTCGTTGAACTTACCTAAGGAGCTTGACTTACATCGATTTATAGACTATGATAAGATGTATGAGAAATCGTTTGTCGAGCCTATTCGTAACATCCTAGATGAGATGGGTTGGGAGGTAGAGCCGACAGCTACGTTAGAGGACTTCTTTGTATAATGTATTCTTTGACTGTATTCAAGTCCCCTAGATGGTGGGAAGAACAGAATCGTTTTGTATATGATAACAAGACTCATAGACGTATGGACTTTGAGTCTTGGGATAAGTATGTAAACTTCTTACGCAAACTAAGTGAAAGGGAACTCAATGGTAAGCAAGATGCTGAGCTTATTTCGCCAGCTGTATTTAAACCTGATTCTACTAGAAAGAACGACAATGTCACTAATTGGGCTAGTTGGGCTGCTGTTGATGTTGATGATAATCAGATTGATGGGGACTTAGAAAGTGAGCTACGCAATAAGTTTGGTCAGTGGGATTACGTTTGTTATTCTACTGCTAGCAGCACGGTCGATCATCCAAAGTTTAGATTGGTATTCCGTCTTAGTGGGAACATCCCACACGACAGAATCAGACACTTCTGGTACGCGCTTAACTCCGAGCTTGATTCGATTGGAGACAAGCAAACTAAAGACTTTGCTAGAATGTATTACATCCCTGCAACGTATGCTGATGCTAACAACTTCTTCTTTGTTAATAGTGGTGACCCTGTTGATATTGACTATGTTCTAGCTCGCTGGCCGTACGATGATAAACGTAATGCTAAAGACTTTATGGATAGGCTACCTCCAGCTTGGAGAGAGCAAATCATTGATTACCGTAAAGCAAAACTAGATAATACTGACTATGTTTGGACAGACTATAAAGACTGTCCTTTCTGGCCTCGCAACCTCGCAACGGAATACATGACAATATCATCTACTGGTTGGTACAGACAGATGTATCGTATTATGATTGCTACTGCAGGAAAGGCTATAGATAAAGGATATCCAATCACAGCATCACAAATAGTTGAACTGTGTAGGCAGTTTGATATAGAGACTGGTAAGTGGTATGAGAATAGACCCATGGAAGTAGAAGCGAACAACGCACTAGAGTATGCGTATAAGAATGGAGTATTGCAATGATAGCAGGTAAAGTGTGGGGCAACACAGAGTTGATTGAAGCAAATGGCGCTCTAGAGTTTCATCGGATTGAAATGAATAAAGGAGGCGTTTGCTCTAAACACTTACATGAGTTCAAGTGGAATGGATTCTATGTTGAGTCCGGTCGTATGCTTATTCGTGTCTGGCAAAACGACTATGATCTAGTCGATGAAACCATTCTTGAAGTTGGCCAATACACTAAAGTTAAACCAGGAGTCTATCATCAATTTGAGTGTTTAGAGGATGGGGTAGCGTTTGAGCTATACTGGGCAGAGTTCAATCATAACGACATTGTCAGAGAGACAGTAGGTCACGCATGATTGTAGGATTTACAGCCTCAACTTTTGACTTGCTACATGCAGGTCACATAGCTATGTTAAGAGAAGCTAAAGATCAGTGTGATTATCTAATAGTGGCATTGCAAGTTAATCCGGCTCGGGATAGGGCTGAAAAGAACCCTCCTGTCCAGACCTTAGTTGAGAGATGGACTCAGCTACAAGGTGTAAAGTACGTTGATGAGATTATACCTTATGAGACAGAAACCGACTTAGAAGATATTCTAAAGTTATTTCACATCGACGTTCGCATTATAGGTGAGGAATATAAAGACGGTAAATTTACTGGAAGAGCCACTTGTGCTCAACGAGGAATTGAGATATACTTTAATAAAAGAGAGCATCGATTCTCATCCAGTGATTTGAGAGAAAGAGTAAAGACCGCATGAACATTTTAATTGTTGGCCATGGGTTCGTGGGTCAAGCAGTAGACTATGGTTTTGAACATCCGTCTGTAACAAAGACAATAGTGGATCCAAAATATGGCAGAGAACTTCACGATATTGATCATGATCATTTTGACTTTATCTTTATTTGCGTTCCCACTCCCATGGGAGCTGGGGGTCGTGTTGACGATTCTATTCTTACGAAGGTTATGGAAAGACTAGAAGACACAGACGCAATTATTATTATTAAGTCGACGATTACTCCTGATATTGTATCTAAATACAAACGAAACAATGTTGTATACAACCCAGAGTTTCTGACAGAAAAGAACGCTAACGAACAATTCATTAACCCTCAATTTCACGTATTCGGAGGAGAATCAGATGCCTGTAGCAATGTGGCTGATCTTTATCGTAATAATAGCAATGTGTATCCCAGCCCTGCTCATGTAATGTCACTCGAAGAGGCTAGTTTTGTAAAGTATACAATCAATACATTTCTGGCTATGAAGGTAACATTCTTCAATCAACTATATGATGTTGTTAATACAACAGACGCAAACTTTGCTAAGATCGCAAATGTGGTCGGCCAGGATAACCGTATAGGATTATCCCACACGAGAGTGCCAGGCTTTGATGGTAAGCAAGGCTTTGGAGGAGCGTGCTTCCCCAAAGACACTACAGCGTTCTTCGATTACTCTTCTAAGTTGACTTTGTTGGAAGAATGTATTAGAATAAACAATGAGTATAGATCTTGTTATGAATTAGATGAAAGAGAAAAGGAACAGAACATTGAGTATAATGGATAAACTCAAAAAGAACAGTAAGATTAAGACAACAGAGGTTCTGTCTAAGTCTAAGTTCTTTACAGAGAAAGATATGACTCCTACCGATGTACCTATGGTCAACGTTGCATTGTCTGGTAGTGTAGATGGAGGCTTAGCTCCTGGACTGACCGTTCTGGCCGGTCCTTCAAAACACTTTAAGACATCATTTGCATTACTAATGGCCGGAGCGTATCTCAAACGCCATCCAGATGCAGTTATGCTATTCTATGACTCAGAGTTTGGCTCACCGCAATCATACTTTGAGCAGTTTGGTATTGACGTTGACCGTGTGTTGCATACACCAATTACAAATGTAGAAGAACTAAAGTTTGATATGATTGGTCAGCTAGAAGAGCTTGATCGCGATGATAAAGTAATTATTGTTATTGATTCGATTGGTAATATGGCATCCAAGAAAGAACTGGAGGATGCTGTTAATGAGAAGTCAGTAGCAGATATGTCACGCGCGAAAGCTCTTAAAGGATTGTTCCGTATGACCACTCCTTATCTGACAATGAAGAACATTCCACTCCTTGCAGTTAATCACACATACAAAGAGATTGGATTGTTCCCAAAAGATGTTGTTGGTGGCGGTACAGGCATTTATTATTCTGCTGATAACATCTGGATCTTAGGTAGACAACAAGATAAAAAAGGTACTGAGATCCAAGGATATCATTTTGTAATTAATGTTGAGAAGAGCAGGTATGTTAAAGAAAAGTCTAAGATTCCTATTACTGTTTCCTGGGACGGTGGTGTTCGCAGTTATAGCGGGCTTCTTGATGTGGCTCTTGCTGGTGGGTACGTTATTAAACCTTCGAACGGTTGGTATCAATCGGCTCATGGTCATAATGGCGAAGAAGCTGGCAAAGTACGATATGATCAAACTTTAGAGAAAGAGTTCTGGGATCCTATCTTTGCCAACACTGACTTCAAGGAGTTTATTAAGAAACAATATTCAATTGGTCATCAATCGTTAGTTGATATGGATGACATTGTATTGGAGGAATAATGGATATTGATAGATTATCAGAAGGTGTTGATTATGAATTTGTTCCAGCAGCAAATGATGATAATGCTTGGCAGGTAAGAATGCTAACTGGACCATTTCCGGAAACAGTTATCATGTTTGACAAACTATCTGTGGATGGTAAAGAAGAACAAATTAATTTTAACTTTACTATTATCGAATCTCCTGCAGAAGATCTAACTGTTGACGATGCTGACTTACAACAAGCGGTGGGATCAGTGTTGTTTTATATACTAGAAGATTCGTTAACCAATATGAC